TAAAACCTATATTGACCAAGACCTTTCAAAAGAGGTTCATCATATTGGTTCATTTGAATTCAAACATGAGCATACATTGATGTGCAGGGATGTAGAAAATGGCACTTGATACTTTTGCAGGGCTTAAAACAACAATAGCAGATTATCTCAACCGAGATGATTTGACTTCTGTTATTCCAAGCTTTATTAGTCTTGCAGAAGCTAAATTCAATCGTAAGTTGCGTGTGAGGCAGATGGTAAAGCGTGCTACAGCAACTTTGGATACTGCATTTTTTGCTTTTCCATCAGATTTTTTACAAGCAAAAGAATTCCAATTAAACACAAGTCCAATTACATATCTAGAGTATGTAACTGAAAAACAAGGCGATTTAAATCGTCAAAGCCAATACATTTCTATTGGGAAACCTCTAAAGTACACAATTGTTGGGACTCAATTGGAAGTTATACCAACACCAGATGCTGAATATACAGGCGAATTAACCTACTATGGTAAGATTACTGCGCTAAGTGATTCAAACACAAGCAACTGGCTACTTGCATACGCCCCAGACTTGTACTTGTATGGTGCTTTATTAGAAGCATCTCCATACTTAAAAGACGATGAACGTCTTGCCACATGGAGTACTTTGTACACAAACTCCTTAGGCGACATTGAAGTTGCAGATCAAAGGGCATCTGTTTCTTCGACTCCTGTTGTTCGCGCCCGATCTTTGGGGTAATAAATGGCTTCTTTTAATGACTATACAGAAAACCTAGTTCTAACTTACTTGTTTACAACAGGTTCTGTTACTCGTCCTACTGCTTGGTATGTTGGATTATTTACTGCTGCTCCTAGTGATACTGGTGGTGGTACAGAAGTTACTGGCAATGGCTATGCTCGTAAAGCCACAGGAACAATAACTGTATCTGGTACATCACCAACAACAGCCACAAATAGTTCTGCTATTGAATTTGATGCCGCATCTGGTGGCAACTGGGGAACAATTGGTTGGGCAGCTATTTTTGATGCGTCAACTGGTGGCAATATGTTGGCATGGGCTGCTTTGACTGCTGACAGAACAATTAATGATGGTGATGTATTCAGGATTCCTGCTGGAAGCTTGGACGTTACATTGACGTAATATGGCTGCTTACGGATCTGGTTATTACGGAGGTGGGAATTACTCTTATGGAGTAACCCTTGGAGACGTTGTTTTTTCTGGCGTTAGCTCTGTTTCAATTAGTTCTGGCGCTGTTACTGATGGATCTATAACGATTGCGGCTCAAAGCGCAGTTTCAATTAGTTCACAACAAGTAGCATCGGCTTCTGTTACGTTTAGTTGCGTATCTGGTGTTTCAGTAGATGCTGTAAAAGTTGCTTTTGTTTCTGCGACTGTTGCTTCTGAAGCAACTATGACTGTTGATTCTTCGGTAATTTTAAGTGCCGCAGTTTCAATGGATGCAATTAGTGATGCTTCTATATTTGGTCAAAAATTACAAAGTGCCGCAGTTGAGTTTGTTTCTATTTCTAACTTTACTGTAAGTGCAATAAAGAAATGGCAGACAGAATCGGATATTTCTGAAACATGGACAGATATATCAAATAATTCAGAAACATGGAATTCAATTTCTGATTCCTCTAAATCATGGAACACAATTTCAGATCAGAGTGAATCTTGGTCTTTAATTTCTGATAACAGTAAATCTTGGCAAATTGCCGCATGAGGTGAAAAATGGCTGATACCACAACCACAAACTTAGGGCTTACAAAACCAGAGGTAGGCGCTTCTACAGACACATGGGGAACTAAGATCAATACTGACTTAGATACTCTTGATGGTGTGTTTACTGCTAATGGAACTGGCACAAGTGTTGGCCTTAATGTTGGATCTGGAAAAGTTCTAAATGTCGTTGGAACATTACAGGGAACTGGCGTATCAACATATTTTGCAAGTCCACCTGCAATTGGTGGAACAACTGCAGCAGCAATTACTGGAACAATTGTTACAGGAACAACAAAATTAGTAAGCCCATATTTGGATGCTGTTGGTTCTGGCGGTGGTCAATTAAGAAACGCTAGTGGCACAAGTCAATTAGCTTGGGGTGCTGGAGGTGGTAGCAATTTATCATTAGAAGTTGCAACCAATATCAATCCTGCAAATGCTGCAGTATCTATTGCGCCTACAGGAACAGGATCAGTTACGATTAATCCAGCTACTGCTGGAACCATTAACAATATGTCTATTGGCGCTAGTACAGCTGCTGCAGGGACATTTACAACAGCAACAGCAACAACTGTTGTAGCTACAAACTATACAGAAGTAACTTATTCCGCAAATAGTACAAGTGCTATCACTTTAAGTTTAACTAATGGAACAGTTCAAATAATTACATTAACTGATAACTGCACAGTAACAATGCCTACGGCAACTGCAGGAAAAAGTTTTATTGTCTTTTTGAAATCAGGCACAGGTGGTTTCACTTGTAGCTTTAGTAGTGTTAAATGGTCTGGAGGAACTGCACCAACAATAACTGCTGTTGGAAGCAGACAAGATATTTTGTCGTTCTTTGCTGACGGCACAAACTGGTATGGTGTTGTTGTTGCTCAAAATTACACTCCATAAGGAAACTTCATGTTTGGCTCAATAAAAACAGCATCTACAAGTCAAGCAGCAGGACCTGCTGGTGGCTTGTTGTTTGTAGATACAACAGGGACTTTTAGTTTTGAAGTTCCAACTGGAGTAACTGCCATTTCTGCCTTGGCAATTGGCGGTGGTGGTGGTGGTGGAGGAACAAGCGGTAGTGCTACTGCATCAGCGGGGGGCGGTGGAGGTGGAGCATTTGTTTATTCAAATGCCATTGCTGTTACACCAGGCGAGACTCTTACTGTTGCAGTTGGCAATAGAGGATCTGCAGGTACAGGTTCAACAAGTAGTGCAACAAGTGGCGGTGCAGGTGGAGAATCCTCTTTATCTAGAGGCGGTACAGTTTTATTGTTGGCAAAAGGTGGTTCTGGTGGAACTAGAAGCATAAGCTCTACAACAGTTGCTGGTGGAGCAGGTGGTGTCACGTCAACATCAGTTGGCGATACAAAAAATACTGGTGGAGCAGGTGGAGCAGGAAATTCCAATGATCGTGGTGGAGGCGGTGGAGGAGCTGCTGGTTATTCTGGTACAGGTGGCGCTGGTGGTTTTGGCACAACTGCTGCTACAGCAGGTTCTGGCGGTGGCGGTGGAGGCGGCATTTATGCGTGGACAGGTTCTGCTCTAGCTCCATCTGGTGGTCCAGGTGGTGGCACTTTCTATTATGGCGCTGGTTCAAATGGAGCTGCAGGTACAGCAAGTAGTACTATTCAGACAAGGCAAGGTGATGTCGGTTCATTTTTAGGTGGATCTGATTCTTTTAATGGCGCAAAATATGGTGGTGGTGGTGGAGGCGCATCCGCTAGAGGTGGAAATGGAGATCAAGGCTCTCAAGGTGGTTATGGTGTAGTTAGACTTGTTTGGGGTGATTCTGTATCTTTCCCATCAACAAATGTTGATGTAAGCAATTTAAGATTAGTTGCATCTTCTGCATCTTCTTCTAGTACAGTAACTGTTCCTGGTAACGCACTTCCAGGTGATTGTTTGGTTTTATTTGATTATGCGGATCATGGATCTGTTTTGCCTACAACAGTAGTGCCTAGTGGATTTACATCTTTGCAAGAGTTTACAAATGGATCTACATTTACAAAATGTATAGTTTCCGCAAAAAGAGTATTATTGTTAACTGATGCTGGCTCAAGTTTGACAGGCATGGACTCTACTGAAAATCAAAAAATTCTTATGGTTTTTAGGGCTAATGGTGGTGCTAATGGTGGACAAGCTGTTGGTGGAAATTCTGAATTTGATACAACATCTGCACCTTCAACACAAACAGTAACAGACGCATCAAGAAATTCTTACGAAGAAGGCGCTCCAATTACTTTTGCATTTTTTAAAGGTAGTGATGGAATCACTCCTAGCACAGACATTACTTTTTCTGGCGCACAGTTTGTATCTGGTACAAGTAATGTTTATTATGTTGGTTATAAAACATATACACAATCAACAACATCAATTAGCGATGCAATATCTATGACAGATAGAGGCACTAATTCTTTGGTGAGTTTAGCAATTGGAATCGGGAGTTAAAATGTTTGCAAAAGTCGTAAATGGTGTGGTTGAAAAGCCATATTGGTCATGGCAAGAAATGCGAAATGACAACCCAGATGTTTTATTTCCTAGCAACTATAACGAAGACATTATGAAAAGTTATGGTGCTGTTGAAGTAATACAAGTTGAAAAACCAGCTGAAAATCATCTTCAAAGTGTTGTTGAGCAAACCCCGCAATTTATAGATGGTGTTTTGACTCAAGTTTGGTCAATTATTTCTGCAACAGAATCTGAAGTTGCCGAAAGAACTGCTGATAAAGCAGAAGAAGTAAGATCAATACGAAACGATTTGTTGGTGAGGTCTGATTACACACAAGCAGAAGATTTTGATGCACAAGTTGATAAACAAGCTTGGGCTACATATCGCCAGTCATTGCGTGACATAAGCTCACAAGATGGTTTTCCTTGGACTGTTACTTGGCCTGACGCACCATGAGCAATGTAAGCCATGAGCAAATCTATGCCCGATTGGTTGCCGTTGAAAGCAAAGTTGATCGCATTGATAACAATACAAAAGGTCTTGTAGAGGCTATTGATGCAGCCCAAGGTGCTATTAAAGTACTTGGATGGATAGCTTCTATTGCTCAACCAATTTTATGGATTGGTGGCGTGATTGTGGCGGCTGGTGCTGTTTGGCAAACATGGATTAAAAAGTAATGGCTTACAACAGGCAACAACTTCAGATTCCTGCAGTACCGAACTTGCCTGTTCCTTCGGTTGCTTACTCTCGTGACTTCCAAAGTCAGAACAATGGAATCTTAAAGATATTCTTCATTAAGTTGATGAATGCTTTTAGTTCATTGACTGGTACAGCAGGTGTTAGATACATTGACTGTCCAAATGGTTTGTTTTTTAGCACGACAGATCAAACATTAGCGGCATCAAATACTGAATACGCTATTACTTTTGGCACAACATATCTTGGAAACCATCTAAGTATTGTTGATAACTCGAAAATAACTGCTGTATATGGTGGCATATACCAGTTCCAGTTTTCTGGTCAAATAAAGAGTACGAATGCATCGGCAAAAGATGTGTTTATTTGGATGAAGCGTAATGGCACAACCATTGGATATACGACTCACCAATATACTGTAGAAGGCTCTGACAACCATATAAATATCAACTGGAACTTCAGTATTGATTTAAGTGATGGTGGCTATCTGCAGTTCTTCTGGGCAGGAACTGATACGGCTCTTACTCTTGAGACAACTGCTGCAACAAGCCCACATCCAGGAATTCCTTCAGCGGTGGTAAGCGTTACGTTTGTAGCGCCTTTGCCAGAAACACTTCCAACGCCACCATAATAGAATACAGATATGGCCTACATTCCACTTCAAATTCCTCCTGGTGTCTACAAGAATGGCACAGAATATCAATCCAAAGGTAGATGGAATAACTCCAATCTAATTCGATGGTTTGAAGGGACTATTCGCCCTGTTGGTGGATGGCGTAAGCGTAGCACTACACAATTATCTGGCAAGGCTCGTGGAATTGTTACTTGGCGTGACGATGCTGGCAATAGGCGTATCGCAATTGGTACGCATGACCATCTTTATCACATGAATGAAGGTGGCACAGTAACTGATATATCTCCTACATCATTGGTAGCTGGTTCCGCAGATGCGTTACTTAAAATTGGGTATGGTTATGGAACTTATGGCAGTTATGCTTATGGTGTAGCTCGTCCAGATTTGGGGTCATACACTCCTGCTACAACTTGGAGTTTAGATACTTGGGGTCAATATTTAGTTGCTTGTTCAAATGCTGATGGAAGACTTGTTGAGTGGCAATTAGATACAGGGGCTGATGCTCTTGCAATTACAAATGCACCAACCAGTTGTTCTGCATTAGTCGTAACTGAAGAGCGTTTTATCTTTGCTCTTGGCGCTTCTGGAAACCCAAGAAAAATTGCTTGGTGCGATCAAGAAAACAATACTGTTTGGACAGCATCTGCTACTAATCAAGCTGGTGATTTTGAGCTGACTACAGTAGGAACTTTACTTTGTGGCAAAAGAATTAGAAATCAAGTTCTTTTGTTTACTGATGTTGATGTCCATGCTGCAACATATATTGGGCCACCTTTTGTTTATTCATTTGAGCGTGTTGGTACTGGATGCGGTGCTATATCACGCAATGCTGTAACTGCAATTGATAACTCTTGTATTTGGATGTCAAATACAGGATTCTGGGTATACGATGGATTTGTAAAGCCTATAAATTCTGATGTTTCAGACTATGTTTTTAACAACATGAATTTGCAACAATCATCCAAGGTTTACAGCCATCATTATTCAAGTTATGGCGAAATTTGGTGGTTCTACCCAAGCTCTGCATCAACAGAAGTTGATTCTTACGTTTCATTTAATTATCGAGAAAATCATTGGTCAATTGGCTCAATGGATCGCACTTGCGGGACTGATAAAGGAATTTTCTCTAATCCTATTCGTGTTTCTTCAGATGGTTATGTCTATGAACATGAAGTTGGATTTAACTATGATTCAGTAGTTCCTTTTGCTGAGTCAGGACCAATTGAGTTGGGTGTTGGTGATAGGGTGATGAATATCTCAGGACTGGTTCCTGATGAAAATACTCTTGGAGATGTCAAGGTTAGCTTTAGCACCAAGTTTTACCCAAATGCCACAGAATACACTTATGGTCCATATTCAATGACAAACCCTACTTCTTTTAGAATTACTGGTAGACAGATTGCCGCCAAGATTGAAGGAAATGTCCTAAATGATTGGAGAGTTGGCGTTATTAGGTTAGATGGAAAGCCAGGTGGATTTAGATGATTGATTATGAAAAGTACAAAACTGATGGTGAATTACCATTATGGGCTGTACTTTTCCAAAAAGTAGAAAAAATACTTGAACCTGCTTTAGAATACGATAACACACATAATATGCAGGACGTAGCCGACTGTATTAACAGTTGTACGATGCAATTATGGCCTAGTGAGAATAGTGCTGTTGTCACTCAGGTTCAAAACTTTCCAAGAATGAAGGTTTTGCATATATTTTTGGCAGGTGGTAATCTAGAGGAACTAGAGACACTAACCCCCCATATTCAAAAGTTCGCTGAACACATGGGATGCCAAAAGATCACCCTAACAGGACGTAGGGGATGGTCTAGAACTTTTGTATCCAAATTTAACATGAAGCCAACACATTATTGGCTTTCTACGGAGGTGTAATTATGTCTGGTGGTTCAAGTCAACAAACATCGCAGCTTGATCCTGCAATGCGTGATGCGTTTTTGCAGAATTTAACGGGCGCTCAAGGTGTTGCGGGTAATTTACAGGCAAGAGAATTTGCAGGGTTTAATCCTGACCAACAAGCTGGTTTTAATCTTGCCCGTCAATTTGCAGATCCTAGTGGTGAAGCATTTGCTGGTTTGCGTCAGGCTTTTGGTCAGGCTACTACTGCGGCAAATTATTCGCCTCAACAGGTCGCCTCCCGTGATGTTAAGGCGGCTTTAGCACAAGGCCAAGGTTACAAAGCGGCACAATCTCGTGGGCAAGGATATACAGCGGCTGATTCACAGGCGGCACAATTTGCTAGAAATGCTGTTCGTGATGTTAAAGCACAACAAGTTAAAGCCGCACAAGCCGCAAGAAGTGGCGCTCGTGATGTTGGATTTGAAGATGTTTCTAGTGCAGACGTGGCTTCGCAAGCATTGGAACAAATTGCTCCAGAAGCAAGGGCAAATATTCGTGATATTGAAGCGGCCTCATTTTTAAATCAAAATATTCAGCAGTATATGAATCCATATACTCAGGCTGTTACTGACCAAAGTTTGGCTGACCTAGAGCGTTCACGCCAGTTGCAACAACAACAAACTGCGGCTCAAGCTACTGCGGCTCGTGCTTTTGGTGGATCTCGCCAAGGTGTTGCAGAAGCCGAAACAAATCGTGCGTATGGAGAAAATGCGGCTCGATTGGTTGCTCAACAAAACGCTGCGGCTTATCAAGCGGCTCAACAAGCTTCTGAGGCTGATTTATCTCGCCAGATGCAAGCTCAACAATTAAACCAAGCTCAAGATGCGGCTTCTACGCAACAAGCTTTGGCATTGGCTGGTCAATTTGGTTTGGCAAATCAAGATGCCGCAATTAGAACTCAGTTGGCTAATCAAGGTGTAGATGTCCAGTATGGTTTAACTAATGCACAGTTAAAACAACAAGCTGCAATAGCAAACCAACAAGCTTCGCTTCAGGCGGCTCTTGCCAATCAAGGCTTTGATTTTAATGTTGGTCAATTAAACACGCAGAATCAACAGCAAGTTAACTTAGCCAATCAAGCGGCTAGAAATCAGGCTGGTCAGTTTGGTGCTAGTGCTCGAAACCAATCTTCATTGGCTAATCAGGCTGCACTAAACCAAGCAGGTCAATTTGGTGCTGGCGCTATGAACCAAGCTTCTTTAGCCAACCAAGCGGCACGTAATCAAGTTGGCCTACAAAACGCACAAAACTTCTTGCAAGCTAATTTGGCTAATCAAGGTGCAGGGTTGCAAGCCAATCAACAGCGTTTAGGCGCTTCTGGTCAGATGGCTAATATTTCTCAAGCTGGTCAGAATTTAGGCTTGACTGGCGCACAAGCTTTGGCAAACATTGGCAATCAACAACAAGGGTTATCACAACAACAGTTGGATGCAATTCGCAATCTGCCATTGGAGCAACAACAGATCATCAACCAAGCATTGGGACTCAATGTTGGTGGTGGTTCTGGTGCTACATCAACATCTACTTCCAAGCAAGGATTGCTTGGTTTGCTCGGTCTGTAAGGAGTCAATATGCCTTTTAATCTTGGTTTGCTGTCTGATGCAGCACTTACTGGTCTTACTGATGACGAAAAGAGTAGTCTTCAAAAGCAAGCCACTCAGCAGTTTTTGCTTGGCTCTTTGTTAAGCAATGACCCTTCTATGGGTTTGAAGTCTGCTTACTCAGTACCAGAGCAGTACTTGAGTGGTCAAAAGGCTATTACTGAGATGCAACAAAAAGCGGCTGATCGTGCTGCTATTGCTAACTTCCAAGGCAAATATATGCCTACTCAGTTCAATGAAGCTAGTCCACAGTACATGGGTCCAGTTACTCCTAATGTTGCTCAACAACAAGAAGAGTTGAAGGCTGCACGAGCGCAAGGTCTGCCATTCAATATTCAGAATGCTTTGCAAGACGTATTGAATCTGCCTACTGCATCACAAGGTCCAATGCGAGAGACTATTTCTGCTTTGCAACCTAAAGTGCAAGGCGATTTGTTGTTAAACCCTAATATGCAAGTTATTAGTGGTTTGCCAACTGCTAAGGATGGTGTTGTATCTCAATACAATCCTTTAACCCGTGGTTATTCTTCTGCTCCTGTACAGGGCTACAGAGAGTCTAAAATCTTATCAACTCCTCCAGAAATATCTACTAATACAGAGCTTGTCCCACGACAAGGTGGTGGGTTTATGCAACAACCAATATTTGGTGCTGTTCAATCGATTGGTGCAATTGAAGGTGCTAAAGCAAGAGCGCAAGCAGAAGGTCAAGTTGAGCAAGTTATTGGTGCAGATGGAAAAACATATTATGTTCCTCGATCTTCTCTTCTTACTCAGCCTCCTAGTGCTGGCGCTGCAGGAACTACTCAAACAGGTGGAACTACTGGAGCAGTAGCAAAGATTTCTCCTGCTCAAGAAGCAGTTAATCGTGCGACTTCTGATCGCTTTAACGAGTTCACAAAGACATCATTAGACGCTGCAATGACTGTTGGTGATCGTAAGACTTCTGCTGAATTCTTGTATAACGCTGCAGAACAATTAGACCCTAATAAGACAACTGAGTGGTTTGCTACTGGTGCATCTTATTTGCGTGCAATCCCAGGTGTTGGAGATAAGTTTGATTCTATGGTTGGCAATGTCAACTTGCTAAACAAGACACGATCTGAAGGTGTTTTGAAAGGATTGAGCAACATCAAAGGTAATGCTAATGCGTTTGAAGGTGGAATTGTTGATCGTGCTACTACTGGTGTAACAGATCCTAAGTTTGTTACTAAGTATGTTTCTGCTCTTGAGATTGCTGCTGCCGACAAAGATGATGCTCGTCAGAAATTCATTGATGCTTATCAGGGTGATCCTAAGTCTGTTTATACGGCATGGGCTAACTCTCCTGAAAACCCACGTTTGTACAACCATCCAAAAGTTAACCAGTTCCTCACAGAGCAGATTACTTCTTGGCAACAAGGTGGCTCACAAGGCACTCCAGTACTTCCTGCAGGATTTACAGCAGGACGAAGCAAATCAACTGGTGCTATCTTGATTAAGAAACCTGATGGTTCTACATACACAGTAGGTCAATAATGGCAACTAAAGACGAAATCTTTGCTTTTGCTGCTCAAGAGGCAGAGCGTCAAGGTGTTCCTCTTTCGTTAGTACAAGGCATTGTTGAAACAGAGTCTGGTGGTGCTTTTAACGCCATTGGACCTAAAACAAAGTCTGGTGATCGTGCCTATGGACCTATGCAGTTGATGGGCGCTACATCCAAAGATCTTGGCGTTAATCGAATGGATTGGAGAGATAACATCCGTGGTGGTGTTAAATATCTAGGCCAATTATCACAACGATTCCAAGACCCAACTTTGGTGATGGCTGCTTATAACGCTGGCCCAGGTAATGTTGAAAAGTATGGTGGTGTTCCTCCATTTAAAGAGACTCAAAATTATGTACAAAAGGTTCAAAACTTTATGTCTAAATCTAAAACTGATGACGATTTCGTTCCTTTCGGACAAGAAACAACAGCTAAAACAACTCCTAAAGCGATAGCTGCAGATGATTTTGTTCCTTTAACTGGTGGACAACAAACTCAACAAGCGCCTAAAATACAAGCCCAACCAACTGATTTGATGGCTAGTGTACGAGCGCAAGCATTCCAACCTAAGTCTCAATTTCAACAAGACGTACAAGCAAGCTTTAACCCATTAGATGTTTTGCGTGGCAAGACTACTGGTGGACAGTTAATCTTTGGTACTGCTGATTTAATGGCACAAGGCATTAAAGGTGGCTTGAGCAAGCTTGGATTTTCTGATGAATACCTTGGCATTGATCGCAACAAACCACAGCCTGTCGCTCAACCTACACAATCTATTAGTGACATTCTGAAAGGCACTTATAAAGTTGCCACAGAGCGTCCAGGATTGTTGGTTGGTGGCATGGCTACTGGTTTGCTTGATCCTGCGAACTTAGTATTGCCAGGTGCTATCCAGAAATCTATTGTTTCTGCTACACCAACTGCATTGGTTCAAGCCGCACCTAGAACTGTTGCATTGGCACAGAATGTAGCTGCAGGTGGTACTACTGCCGCACTTTCATCTGCTGCACAACAACAAGCAACAACAGGAACCATTAATCCTGCACAAGTAGTTAATGAAGCTGCAGTTGGTGGTTTGTTGACATTGCCTACTGCTACTGTAAGTGCTGCAACAACTTCTAAAGCGCCAGCTAATCTGACACAAGCTCAATTGGTTGCTGAACGTGCTATTGCACAAGGCGCTACATTACCTCCAACTCAAGTTAATCCGACTTTGCTTAACAGAGCATTAGAGGGATTCTCTGGCAAACAACAAACTGGTCAACTTGCTTCCATCAAGAATCAAGAAGTTATCAATGCTCAAGCTCGTAAAGCTTTGAACTTGCCTGAAGATACTGTAATTACTCCACAAGTATTGCAAGACTATCGTAATGTCAAAGGCCAAGCCTATGATGCACTAAGAGCAAATCCTGCTTACTATTCAGACAAGCCATTTTTGACTGAAATCAACGCAAAAGTTGCAGAAGTTCAGAAACGTGGTGGACTTGTCAAATCTGGTGACGAGTTAAACCTTTTAAATGAACTAAAACAATTGCGCTTTGATGGCGATGCTTTGGTTGAAAAAATCAAAGTCTTGCGATCTGATAGTGATGTTAATTTCAGATCTGACAAGCCAGATCAAGTACGTTTGGCACAAGTTCAAAAGTTTGCGGCTAATCAACTTGAAGATCTTGCAGAAAGAAATTTAAAGAATTTCAATCAGCCAGATGTAATGGACAATTTTAAGCAAGCTCGTAAAGACATTGCAAAGAGTTACACCATTGAAAAGTCGTTGAATGCTGTGACTGGTGATGTATCAGGGGCAAAACTTGGTCAACGAGCTGCTACAGGAAAGATTGTTCCTAGCGAACTTCAGGCATTAGCTGATGCGGCTGCTGCTTATCCTGCCGCATTCCAAAATGTTGCAAGGGTTGGTAGTGTTCCTGGTATTAGCCCATTAGATGTAGGCGCTGCAGGTGTTGCCGCTGCTTCTGCAGGTAATCCTAGTTTGCTTGGTACTGTTGTTGGCAGACCAATAGTGCGATCAGCTATTACAAGCCCGTTGTATCAGCGCAATATGTTGCCTAGTTCACAACCTCAAATGCCAGGACTGTTAAACAGGATCACTTCTAATCCAATGACTAACTATGGATTAGGACAGATACCTGAGTATGGTACTGAGCGTTTCTTGTTGAATAAATAAAATGAAAGACTGGATGCTTGCAACCATTGCGGCATTCAGTATGGTTGCTTTAATTATCTGGTCATTCTCAGTAATCATCTGGGCATGGTACTGATAGGTTTTTTACTGGCTGTATCTATTGAATACAGATGTACCAAGTGGGCTTGGGTTGGTGATGTGTACAACCGAAAAGTCTACTGTATTGAATGGAAGAAGGTAGAAAAGAAATGATTCCTTTAGATCCGATTGCCGCACTAGATGGTTTGCAAAAAGCCATTGGGATGGTCAAGAAGGCTAGTAAGGTAGCCAATGACTTAGGCGGTCTAGCTCCGATGCTAGGCCAAATGTTCAATGCTAAGAGTGCTGCTACCAAAGCCATGCTTCAAGCCAAGCGTGAGAAGACTGGTAGCAACATGGGTACAGCACTTCAGATTGAGATGGCTTTAGAGCAAGCCAGAGCGTTTGAAGAAGAACTCAAGATGCTCTTCATGCAGACTGGCAAGATTGATGTCTGGAACAAGATTAAGGCTCGTCAGGCAGAGATGGATTTGGCAGACGCTAAAGAGATTAGCGCACTAAAAGCTGAGGAAAAAAAAGCCAAGCAAGCGGAACAAGAGCAGTTGGAGATGGCTATGTTGATTGGCGGGATAGCGTTCGTTCTACTTCTCGTTGGTATCGGCATAAACGAGTTGATTGATTTCTGCCAAACAACTAAACGCTGTGGACGATGAATGAGTATCAGAAACAATTCGATTTGTTTCTCAAAGTATTTGTGCGAATGTGTGTCGCATGGTGGGTGCTTGGATTTTTAAAGTTCTTGCCTGATGATTTGTCAGACAAGATAGTTAACAAGTTTTTAGCTTACATAGGACTGGGATGAAAATCACTACTTATCAAGCCAATGCAAGGATGCTATGGGAGGCTCATAGGGTGATCCACCAACAAAATATGCAACGATTGGCAGAATTAAATCGTCAATGTGAACATCAACAAAAAGTCCAAGAGATTAAAACTCATTGGGTAAAAGTTAATCAAGTGGATGTGAAAGTATGAAATATCTACTGATTTTTATAGCATTTTTGCTATCGGGTTGTAAGGATGTCTATAGGTATCCATGCCAAAACCCAGATAACTTCCATTTAGAGCAATGTCAGAAGCCTAAATGTCTGTTTACTCAGATGTGTCCAGAGTACTTAGTCGCACCAATCTTGGAGAAAAAGGTAAACGATGTCCAACAACCCGAAAACAAGCCTGTCAACTGAAGATATTGAAGTCCGAATCTGGGGCTTTGTAGTCGTTGCAGTAACCTGCATTCTTTGCTTTATTGTTGTTGCCTTGCTTTATTCTGTCACCTTTGTGACACAACCTATCAAGTCTATGGCTCCGATAGATCAGGCATATACCAAGATGCTGAACGACATTGTTCTGTTGATTGTTGGTGGAATCGGTGGAGTAATGTCTAAAAGGGCTGTAGGAGCCGCTGCAAACGCTTTTAAGCCGACAAATCCTACCTCTCCTATGCAACCCATGTGCTATGGAAATAATGGCTCCTATGGTCAGCCAATGACAGGATACAGCAATAATCATGGTTTTAGTGCAAGTACGAATGGAATTCCAAGTCAACCATTTGGGGCTATGCCTACTTGGACTAATCCAGAATTAGATGAATCTTGGACTCCACCGCCACCTCCAACTACTCCTCCAGACCACATGGAAGACAATGCGGAGCGTGAACACATGGCATTGGCAAGAAACGAGGCTGAATAATGTTTGGCATACCACTACCTTGGCTGATATTGGGCGTAACTATCGCTTTGTTTGGCACTTATCGTGGTGGTTATCACTTTGGGTGGTCAGATCGAGATGCTGAAATGCAGATTGAAATTGCTCGTAAAAACGAAGAATCTCGTAAAACTGAGCAAAAACTGACTGAACAACTTAACACTACTGCAAGCAAACTTCTGGAGACTACAAATGTTGTCAATCAAAAACAAACTGCTTTGGATCGTGCCATTCGTTCTGGCAGGGTGCGCATCCCCACCGCCAGTTGTTCACAAGCCACCACAAATCCCACCCCTGCCACCACAGATACAAAAACAGGAAGTCAACCTGACAGACAGACTAACGAAACTTCTGATGCCGAACGAGAAACCCTCCTCGCCATCGCAGAAATAGTCGCTCAAGGTGATAAAAATACTGCAGCACTCAATGCTTGCATAGACTCATACAACGAAGTTAGGAACCTGTTAAATGGTAAATAAGGAACAATTAGCAAAGCTTCACATTGGTGAGCAATGGGTAGACGCACTAAACGCTACTTTTGAGCGATTTAACATCAATACACCTGTTCGCCAAGCATCATTTATTGGTCAATGTGGACATGAATGCGGTAACTTTAAGATTCTGGAAGAGAACCTGAACTATCGTGCAGAAGCTTTACAGAAGTTATGGCCTAAACGCTTTGATGCTACCAAGGCTCAGATGTGCGCACGAAATCCAAAACTCATCGCCAATACTGTTTACAGCTCTCGTATGGGAAACAGGGATGAGGCTTCTGGTGATGGGTATCGTTTCCGAGGCAGGGGTTGCATCCAGTTGACTGGTCATGCAAATTATTACCATGCTGGTCAAGCACTAGGTGTTGACTTTGTGATGGAGCCTGACTTGGTTGCCACTCCAATGTACGCTGCACTAACTGCAGGATGGTTTTGGGACACCCACAAACTGAATCAATTTGCAGATGTCCGTGATTACAAAACCATGACCAAAAAAATCAATGGTGGATTTATTGGTCTAGATGATCGCATTAAGCATATTGAACACGCTATGGCTGTTCTTACTGCTTAAATTGTGCAACTATCATGTAGCTCTCTTTTTTTCATTAAATAAGCTTCATGCGCTTCCAAAGCTGTATCGTAATAACCGATTACCATTACTTTGTAATTAATGCATATTTGAGCTATATATTTTTTCATTGATTTTTTATAAGATGCACCAAGCAATTGTGTTTTACTATTGCCTTTAGCAATTTGTAAATTTCTATTGTTTTGAGTTCTTGTTACAAGTCTTAAGTTTTCAATTCTATTGTCATCACGGATACCATTAATATGATCTATATCCATTCCTTTTAAGTCTCCATTTATTAAACACCATATCAATCGATGAACATAAAAAGTATTTTTTTGAAATTTAGCTGATTTGTATCCATATTTACTTTTGATTCCAACTTCAGCATCAATTTTTCTATTGCTTTTAAAATACTTACTAAATAGTTTTCCATCTTTATAATAAAAATGTTCTTTTAAAACATCTTGAGATGGCAATGGTATGCGGTATTTCATTTGTTTCCCCAAACAAAAAGCCCTCAAAGACAGTCTCGGCAAAAGCCGTGGGGAGACACCGCTAGTACGATGCAGACTGCCTTCAAGGGCTTACTAGAACATCTCTCCCCAGAGATGCTTTAATTCTATCAAACTTCTTTCACAAAAATTCCTTCTTTGCTTAGATAACCTTTGCGGTCCTTGATTTCCTCGTAAGCGCCATTTAAGCACTCCACCAGGTCAAGGTCTGCACAAGCACATCCCATGATGAGAGTCACAAGGATGTCTCCATAGGCGTCTTTCATTGCTGCCATGTCTTTATTCTCAATAGCTTCAAACAACTCATATAACTCTTCTTGAGTTTTCAATGCTTGAGCGTAGGGTGTACTGTTCTGGACAATCTGACGAGCTTCACCCCATTGGATGACCTTTATCTCTACATTTGCATAGCTCATTTTTTAATCACTTTCATAACTCGTTGAGAATGTCCTAAACTGCTTTTGCGTCTTTCACCAGTATCTTCAATGAATCCTTTGCGGATCAATGGTGCAAAGCGTGGGCTGATTGTTTGTACGCCATGATTTGGAAAGTGTGTCATTACTTGCTCTGATATGCATCCATCTGGATACTTTGCAATGGCCTCATAGACTTGTTGTTCAAGCTTTGTTGAATCTACTTTTTCAGCAGCATTCATGCTTGTGTCTGGGTCTGTGGTCCTGACCATAGTCTTTGGCTCTGAACCAAAGAATCGTTCTATGGACTGCTTCATGTTGTTAAAAACATCATTCATCATTAACTCCTATCAGGTGAGGGTACTCACATTCGTCCGACATTGCTGTCTGCTTTCCCCTCGTTATTTAAAATTCTTCTTTCAGTTCTTTATGTCGTTGTTTATGACATGGTGTACAAAGCCACATAACTTCAAGAGGCTTGTCATAATCCTCATGATGCGCTTCTGACTTTTCTTTTCCACATCGAATACATGGCATCCTAACCAAAAGCCCATTTCTTATTGCTTTTGCAACTGCTGTATGTGCCGCACTCCTACGGGAATCTTCTGATCTCCAAGCTTTTGTTATTTCAACCTGTGCTTTTAGTCTAGCTTGATTTTTCCCTCTAGCTCTGTCGTATGCACGAACTTTGTCAATATTCTTATTCCTGTTGGCTGTTACATCATTTTTATTGCACTCTTTGCATTTATTTACATGACCATCAGCCATTTTTGGATGTTTATAAAACTCTTCTAATGGCTTAATGGTTTTGCATTTAAAGCATTCTTTGGATGTATTCATGTTGAACTCCTAAAAGTACAACAAGTATACACCCGTTTTAACTAGAAGGGGAGATCCTCATCATCAAAGTTGGTTACTTTAGAACGCTCTGATGGCTTTGCTTGTTGCTCTTTAGGTGATAGTGCCAAGCCCATGAACTTGCCACCCTTACCCTCTTTAATCCAAGCAGATAGCCAGAAGTCCTGACCATTTACTGTGATGTTTCCTTTGTATTCTGGCGCTCGATCATTGTCTTTTTTATCATTGCGGAACAAAACACCGCTGTTATCACGCTTTTCCATATTCATACACCTTTATATGTCAATCCATTTAATACTCGTCTGATTGTTGTTACAGACACTTGAAATTGATTCGATAGCTTATCTACAGAATCATTTATTAACCCAGATTGACGAATCGTCTTAATCATCTCTGTGGTTAATTTAGCACGACCATTTTTCAAACCTATGGTCGCTGTTCCATGCTTAATAGCATCAGAAACATTTTCTTTTCTTGTTCCCCATCTAAGGTTTTCAAGTCGGTTATCCAATCTGTTGCCATTTATATGCAAAGCCTCACAACCAACTGGACACTCACCTACAAAAGCATGAAGAAGCAATCTATGTTTGTAATATGTTTTTGTTTTGTTATTTGTTGAAAAACTAACAACTTCATAACCTATTGGCCCAACAGTAAATTTCTTTTCTTTACCATTTCTCCAAATGCGACCATCTTTTGAGATGTGTGTGTTTGGTAAAAAATCTATTAGTTTGATTTCATCTATTTCCATCACAACTCCTTAGCCTTCTTCAAAGCACTACGAACCTTGCTAGGCAATAGTGTCCACAAGGCCACCTTTTGGTCGGCCTCTAAGTTCTCTGCCTCCAACTTAACCCAAGCTGCCTTGGGATCACCTTGCTCACACATGGCAATCAGATCAACTGCCACTTCTTCAAGATACCTTAATTCCTCAATAGGGATGTTTTCTGTTGCACCCTGAGTTGGAGTAATCACAGGAGCTTGTTTCTCTTCTTTTACTGGAGGAGAGGAGTCTAATGCATCATGCTCAACAATCTCCATTGCTGATACCCAAAGATAGCGCCTGGTATATGTCTCCACCGCACCGAGATTCTGAATTGGATGGCAACCTTTAAGGTTTGCTTCTGCCATAGGGCTTGTCAGAACGATCTGTGATCCATCATCTGTATCTGTTATGCACAGAGTAGCCAGTTCTTTGTCAAAAGATACTACGCCACACAAACCTACTTTGAAGAAGATTTGATTGATTGTTGGCAGAAAGTCGCCAAGTTCAAAGTATTGATACCCTGCAAACTTGTTGTGACCAGACTTCTTGAGTGGTGCAGATTGCAATGCAATTCGTGCTTCCATTAACTTCTTATGTACGCCCATGATTTTTCCTTAAAAATTATCGTTTAACTCTTCTTCAATGATTGCTTTTTGATCTTCAATGTCTAGATCTTTAAATTCTATCCAATGATTCTCGTCACAGCAGCTACTTTTGTTGTCTCTTGCTTCAATGCAATAACAGCAGTATTGAATATCAGAGAACTGCTCTCTGTACTGTTCAAATAAGCTTTTCATTGGATACGCTCCACTTTCTTTGCCAACAAGTATTTGTCGCCTAGATTGCGTACTGAGCGAACCCATTTAAGCTGATAAGACCTTTTTGTCTGATCGTCAACGTAGTAACCTTGAAACAATTGACGCACATGACGGAGTACTTCAATATTCATTAACCTTCTCCTGTTTTGTTAAGGTGAATGGACTGTAAACTAGTTTTTTAAATAAAAATATTAGGATAAACCCTAATTGACTTGTAAAAAAACAACACTAATATTCTGCGCATGAACATCGAACAAATGGAACAAAAATGTGCGGAAACCCTACAGGGCTACGCTAATCGTATGGCTTGTGTCTATGTAGACGAGCCAGAAGATTTCTCTGCTGCAGTCACGGCATTGCTTGCCAGGACTTTAGAATTACATCTAAACAGACCTGTTGACATTGACAGGTTGCTCAAACCATAAAGTTTGATACAATGTTTTGAAACAACGGCTAGGTTGGGGGTAGCTACCCAACCGAAAAGTGAACCTCCCACCTGCCGACTGTTTCTTTATGGAGGGTTTGCGAGGATGCTTCATGCACTATTACCAGTTCAATATTGGTGACTATCAAAGTCATACGTCACATCTTTCTGAAATTGAGGATTTAGTCTACAGGCGCTTGCTTGATTGGTACTATCTCCATGAAACCCCAATACCACTTGATGAATCTGAAGTATCTAGACAGATACGGATGCGTTCGCATACCGAAAGCATTGCAATCGTATTGCGAGAGTATTTCGTTTGCACAGAAAATGGATGGATTCATCACAGGGCAAACAAGGAAATAGCCAAGGCTGATGAGAAATCAGAGAAGGCAAGTGCTTCTGCTAAAGCTAGATGGAGTAAGAAAGATGCGAACGCATTGCCAACGCTATCCGAAAGCAATGCTACACATAACACATTACCCATAACACAAGACACAAAACCCATTAAAGAGAACAAGAAAGGCTCACGCCTATCTCAAGACTGGTTTCTTACTAAGCCAATGGGTGAATGGGCCAGTCAGGAAAGACCAGACATTGATGTTCGTCAGGTTGCTGAACAGTTCAAAGATTATTGGATTGCACAACCAGGTCAGAAAGGTGTGAAGCTTGATTGGGATGCCACTTGGCGTAATTGGGTGAGAAACACAAAAGCACAGAAAGCTAATCCTGCTGACATTGGCAGGATCACAGTTCCACCATCAAATGAGCCTAACTTAGTTTTAGAGAAGATTAAGGCTGATGCAAAAAATGCAGCTCCTATTCCGCTTGAAGTATTGGCGAAGATGGCTGAATTGAGGAAAAAAGCATGAACTACTTTGAAGCCATGATCCTGTTAGACCAAGTAAAAGATGGAAAGAATGTTCCGCTTTTTCTGATAAACAAAGCATTGGAGCTTACTGGTGACTTGGAGTAGAAAGAACATTGAAGGACCAAGCGACAGGGTAATTCTGGAGCAAGCAGAAGCCAGAGAACTCTATCGCAATTGGGAATCAAGCAAAAATAGAGATCTGATTCGTGCCAGGCTTGAAAGAGCAGAACGAATATATGGCATTGGTGCTAGAGACAGGATTCGAGAATATATGAACAGAATGAAAGATGGGACTCTTGAATGACATTTGTAACAATGTTTACAGTTTATGGGGAGCCAGTAGGTAAAGGTAATGTATAATATTTTTAACAGCTACCTTTAGCGGGGGAAAAGGCGATTCATCACCGCCCTGCTGTTAACTTTTAGTGATGCTTCCACCAATGATGAGGTGCGACATGATTTCATATTTATTAAACGCAATACACGAAAACCTTGAACACAAGGATGGCGTTTTATATTGGAAAAAAACTTCAGGAAGAAAGCTAATAGGCAAAGAAGCTGGATGGCTTTCAAAAGGCTATGTAATGGTGGGAATAAATGGAGAATCACATCCTGCCCATAGAATTATTTATTTGATGCATCATGGCTATTGCCCTGAATATTTAGATCACATTGATGGAAATAGATCAAACAACAAGATTGATAATCTACGTCCAGCAACCCTGAATGAAAACGCTAGAAATTGTAAAAAACCATCTCACAACACAAGCGGATATAAGGGTGTTTGCTGGGATAAAAACAGAAATAAATGGATGGCATACATAACTATAAATAACAAGTTTAAATCTTTAGGAAGATACGATCAAATTGAGGATGCTCATTTTGCTTATACCAATGCTGCCAAAGAATATTTTGGTAATTTTGCAAGGATAGAAAAATGACTTTTGTAGTTATGTATACAGTTTATGGAGATGCTGTTGGGAAACAGCGCCCAAGGTTTGCTAAACGAGGCAATTTTGTGTCTACCTACACTCCACAAAAGACAAAGACCTATGAAGATGAAATCAGGTTAATGGCTAAAGCTGCAATGGGTTCATCAGAACCTTTGGAGACACCAGTAACAGTAGCAATTTATATCAGAGTTGGAATACCAGTTTCCTACACAAAGCAGATGAAAAAGTATGCTTTAGATGGAACTCTTAAGCCAACCAAGAAACCAGACATTGACAACATAGCCAAGTGCTTTTTGGATGCAATGAATGGAATCGTTTATCTGGATGACAAACAAGTAGTCAATTTACACATCACAAAAGTATTTGCAGAAACACCTGCAGTAGAAATTATGGTTAAGGAAGACTTAGAGTAGAATTTGTTTAACAGCTACCTTTAGCGGGGGAAAAGGCGATTCATCACCGCCCTGCTGTTAACTTTTAGTGATGCTTCCACCAATGATGAGGTGCGACATGCTGACTCAGCAAACTTTAAAAGAACTATTTGTTTTAACAGACGATGGTCGATTGTTAAGAAAAAAACCTTGCGGTGCAACAATCGAAAGAAAGTTATCAAAAGATAGGGATGGGTATGTCCTTAACTTTATTAAAGGAAAAGTTTATCGTGAGCATAGATTGATCTGGTTATATGTTTATGGAGAAATGCCTAATGGAATGTTGGATCATATAAACAGAATCAAAACTGATAACAGAATTGAAAATTTAAGAGTTGTTAGTTGCTCAGAAAACAGGCAGAACATTGGTAAGTTATCGAACAATAAGTCTGGATTAAAAGGTGTTTGGTTTAACAACAAAACCAAAAATTGGTGCGCTTCAATTTGCGCAGACAAAAAGAAATATTTTGTTGGATCGTTCCATACAAAAGAGGATGCATACGAAGCATATAAAACTTATGCAAAAAAATTGCACAAATATAATTTTTGTGAATAGGTGTTTATCCTAATAGTTTTTTTGTTTAACAAGAGTAAATTAACAGTTTTTAACAGGAGTGAATCATGGAAAGTACATGGGAATTTGACACAACAATCGGTCAGGGTAGCGAAGTCGTAACAGTAATCTATGAATACGAAGTAGACGATGACAAGTCAACCTATAACGAGTCAGTCAAAGGAGTCTTGTTTAAAGGGCATGACATTGTTGGATGTATGTCTGAGGAGGCTTATGCTGAACTTGATATGGAAGCTGCCATGCGCTTTCAACATCACAAGCTGAATTACAAGATGGAAGATGTATGAGCAATAAAGTTATTTACTCAGCATTATTTTTGATGATGGTTGTATTTTGGTCATGGGTTAACTGGTTAGTCTGGAGTAATTCATGACACAAGATGAAATCATTGAGATGGCTAGAAAAGTTGGTCTGCCACATTGGTATCAAACCAAAGAAGTTGTAAACATTGAATTGCTTGAAGCCTTTGCCAAGCTAGTAGCACAGCATGAGCGTGAGGAGTGTTTGAAATTCTGTGACCAAGTTGCTGAATATTTTCCATCCAGCGGGTTTGTCGGTAGCTACATTGGGCAAAAAATACGAGCAAGGGGACAAGCATGACCAAAGACGAAGCATTACGCCTTGCATTGGCTTTAAGTTTTTTGTTTTTAACTGGATGCTCAGACCTAAAATGTGTTGATGGGAAGGTTTACCACCAATTGGACAAAAATGTTTGGGCTGAGTCTGGTATTTGGAAGCACACTACATGTGTCGCAGAGGTGACGAAATGACCAAAGACGATGTTACAAAAGCACTTAGACAAGCCTATAACCTCGGTCAAATTTATTGGCAACAGGCAGACAGCGAGTACATGAGCCAGCACAAGAAAGCCGACCAGACCGAGGCTAAATTCCAAGAGTTGCTGGAGACAACATCTGCCGCACTAGAAGCGAAGGATGAGCCTGCCAATGACGAATTGCTCCGACTGCGTGACTTATTGGGCAAAGCAAATGCGTTAGCGCGGATTCGTGCTAATGAAATTGAATCATTAAAAGCCAGTCTGTACGGTCTTTATGAGTTAGAAAAACAGCGTGACGAATTGGAGCAACGACTAACCAAAACCGAGGCGCAACTTGGGGAGGCGGTATGGAACTATGGCGAACTTAAAAGGGAGCAATTAGCGAACCAACAAAAAACTTCTGGTTCGCCAATAAATACATCAACCGCACTAGAAGCGAAAGATGAGCCTGAATATTACGGGTTGACCAAAGACCATCTGTGGATGTCTATTTCAAAAGAACATTACGACAGGCTAAAACCTGAGTTTCGAATGGCTTGTTACACCACCCCACCACAGCGCACATGGGTAGGGCTGACGGATGAGGAGCGTGGGCAAGTTTATGCAGATTGGCGATTTAATGGCGGCAACTCAAGCAACTTAGAACTTTGCCGCGCCATCGAAGCCAAACTCAAGGAGAAGAACACATGAAAGTACACCACCTTAAAGATTGGGATGCTACTGCCATGCTCACCCATGCAATAGAACGCATAGAGCCAGAGCAGTCCTGTGTTGTGTTGTTTTACGAAGATGGCGAATTAAAAACATTGTCCTCTAACGTAGACAACCAACACGCTGTATGGATGTTTGAACTAGCAAAGCTAGTCGTACTGCATCAATGTGTTGACCATTGAAGCCAAACTTAAGGAGAAGAACACATGAGCGAAAGTTATCTTATTTTTTTAGCATTGTGTTTTATTGCAGGTGTATTGCTTGCAAATTAAGGAAAAAAACTAATGATGCCTCAAATTGATTTAGGTGCAACTTTTTCAACTAACAAGTTCAAGTTATGCACTAAATGCGATACATCTAAACCGCCTGAAGGTGGGATTGAAATGGGTACAAAGTGGAATTGCCAATCCTGTTGGAACAGGAGAATTACAGGATCAAACCTTAAACAAAACCGGAAAAGTGGAGGTAAACAATGAGTTTAGAAAGAACTATTGCCGAGCAACAAAAGCGCATTGATGACCTTATGGAGGGCAATAAAAAGCTCATCGAGAGGTCAGCAAGGGTGTTTAAACAAAACGAAGAACTTTTTGAGGCTTGGGCAAGGCTATGGGATGCTGATTTGCCAACAGACAAGGACAAAGAAGAGGGAACAAGCCGATTCAAGCATTATCACCATTTAAGGCATGAAGTCCGTATGCAAATGATTGAAGCTGGCTATTGCGTGACTTGCTACAACTTTATTTGTGAGTGTGAAGATCAATATGACTAAAGACGAAATACTCGATGCGATAGACCTTCATCTGGAAAACAAAAAACCTTGGGTGTACTTAACCGAAGAGGAGCATATGCAACTAGCCGAGGAATGGGGTTGCCTAAGTGCTGATTGGGTTTTCTATGCTGGCGCAATAGAACGCAAGATAAAAGAGAAAAATGCGTAAGCAAGTTAAACGCAAGGTATGGGCGCTTATTGATCCATGTGCCCATGCCATAGTGGGAGCAGCGATAACACCCAGAGCAACTCTGGACAAACTCAGATTTCTTGAGTATTCCGCTTTGGATGCTATCACCAAGGGTCACGGCACTGTGCAAGACTGGAGGACGCTTGTGGACGTTTTGAACCTCTCAGAGGTAATGGCGAAGGGGGGGTTGGGACCCGAGGTGTTGCCAGTCTGTGCCAAAGCTCAAGAAGCCCTGCACAAAGCTGCCATGCGCTATCAAGAAACCATGAAGATGGGATTAGATGGTGTTGGCATTCAAGCCATCAGAGACTTAATTGAGTTTGCTGACCTACAGCAATCCAGTATCCCAAGGTCTGAATTTGAGAAATACATTGTCAAAACTCAGAACTACATCAAGTCTCATGGAAATGAAGTAGTGGAGATAGTTTGATTCTGTAGCTATAATTCAAGCCATGAAACAACGTGGCGGCTCCAGAAAAGGTGCTGGTCGAAAGAAGATCAGCGAAGAGGGCAGGACTATCCGAGCAAGGGTAGCTCCTGTTCACGAACAAGCTTTGACTTTGGCAGGGAATGGTTCCTTGTCCGAAGGGATTAGACGTTTAGCAGAAAAACATTGGAGATTGATTCATGGAGAGCCAGATAAGCCCCGACAAAGCAATTCAGTATTTGATAGATACCGCACCCTTGTACGCCCAAGCGAAAGCAGACCGCCTGTTTCTGGAGGAGTTCCGCAAGTCAAAGAAGGCTCACCTGATGAGCCAGGCAGGAACGGAAGTTCTGGGTAAACAAGAAACCTTTGCTTATGCCCATGAAGAGTACATCCAAGTACTGGATGGGATAAAAGCGGCAGTAGAGAAAGAAGAGAAGTATCGTTGGTTGATGACCGCTGCCCAAGCAAGGATTGAGGTGTGGCGTACCAACCAGTATTCAGCAAGAATGGAAACCAGAGCCACACAATGAACAACAAACTGAACAACAAGGAAAGATTGCATCTTGCCCAAGTGAAATCTCTTCCATGTTCAGTATGCGATGCTTCAGGACCATCAGAAGCCCAGCATGTCAAGCAAGGTCTTCAGTACACCTGCATAGCCCTATGTCCTGATTGCCATACCAACTCCATACTAGGATGGCATGGTCAGAAAAGAATGTGGCATATTAAGAAAATGGATGAGATTGATGCTCTAAATATTACTATTAAACGATTATTGGAATATAAATCCGAAAATAATAATCCTTTTTAATTTCAAAAGTTTCAAAAACTTTGAAGTTTCAAAAATTGGTTAAATCGAGTTTGTAAATAGTAAATGCGAGTTTCTTGAAAAACACATTCATATTAGGGTTTACCCTTAGTTTTTTGTTAGTTAGTACACACTTACAAAAAATAGGTTAGTTAGCACTCACTTCACTTCGGGTCGAATCAGCGCATGAAACACAATCTAATGATGCACCTAGAACGCCACTAAAACCCGTTTTAAGCCGTTTTTTTAGCTTTGGTATAGCTTCTATACTTCAAATGCTAAAAATCGATTGTAGGCGCTTTAAATCATTTTGTATGATGTAAGCACTCACTTCGCAAACACTTTCAAAAAAACCCTGATTTTTACGTCAGGGATTTTTTAGAAGTGCTTAAATACTGTCAGCAAGTAGCCAAACTTCGCATTTATATTTGTAAACCCATTCAGAGTTATCAAATGGTTTGATTGTCAAAAAAGTTTTACAGTTTATTGTGCAAACTGAAATTTTGATGACTTCACCTAATTTTGCAGGGTCACAATCATAAGCAATGATGCTGCCGATTTTCATGGTTTTTCATCCTCTTTCAATTCGCACCAGTTCTCGATCGCCATCGTGCCAGTACATAAGGTTGATCTCAGACAATCAAGGGCCATTTGTGCATGATACGTATTAAATTCAGGGCTTTTCAAATATGCCTCAAATGTAGTTAAAGCACCAAAAACCGAATTTATATCGTTCAAACCCTCATAGACCATCCATTCGTTGACAATCTTTGGGTGTTTTACTGGTGTTTTTGCTTTGGTCATACATTCTCCAAACACATAGTGTGAACATAAGTGTTCAAAATTCGAGCTTCTGGGTGTTCTTTTTTGAGTTCAATCAATGCATCGTCAACATTTGATGCTGTGAATTCTTCATATTCAGCGTGAACACAATCGGAATACGGATGAAACTCAATAAGAAAAATTAAAGTATTCATGCTGCCTCCCATGCGATCAATGCTGATTTTTTGCAGTTTTCAACCTGTTTTTTGGTTAACCCTTGCGCTATTTGCTCTGCTAGTGCTGCTGCTTGTGCTGCCTTTTCATCACTAGGGGCAGTTAACGCAAGAATTAGGGCTTTTGTGAGTGCTTGTGCTTGTGTCATGGTCAAAAGTTCCTGTAAACGATGCCGTGAATAGAATCACCAACATAGGCGCCCTGATCTTGCAAATAATCGATCACTTGCTGCTTTATTTCATCATCGTTTTCGTTGACATCAAGTTCAATTCCATATTGATCTGCGATATTTTCATAAGAATC